TTTGCCCTAGATGCCAAACGCTCAACGGCGGCTTGCGGATTAACAAAGGCAATCGCCTTATCAATTAGGTTTAACTCAACCTTCTTCACTTATATCATCCCAAGCGAACGAGCAGGGCCGAACTTTGCGTAGGTGGTGCGAATCCTTCCACCAGTTGCTTGCTGAATGGCTAGGGTCAATTCTGCAATCGTATCTCTTACCTCACCGAGATTCGCCCTTGAGAAAGAGCGTCCAGCTATCGAATAGCTTGAACCCGCCACCGCTATCGCTTCAAGACAAGTGATATACTTATCACGAAGAGAAGTTAGGGTGGCAAGGGGTAGCCCAATGAAATCACCCTTCGCCATTATCAAACTCACTTTCTGTCAAACTTGCGGGCGAGACTTTCAACCGCCCATACAAGGCCGCCCCAACGATGTTCATACACTCACAATCCATTAAGTGATTATGCTTCCCGACTTGCTTCCACACAAGCCTTTCCCTGCCAGTCATAGGGTTTTTCACCCGCACTTTCACCTCTGCTTCAATATGCACTCGCCAAACATCGGGAGTATCCAAGGCTATGTAGCCGGGTTCTTTGATTAGATTGGAGAGGATGTCTTTGATGGATGGGTTCGACCACCTCCATACTGGGCAGAACTTCCACTTCCACCCTGCCTTCGATTGAATTGCCTTACCGCTGAATGGGTCACCATTGGCAATTCGAGCGTAGGGGCGTTGAAGTTTCCGATCATCTATAATTTCAGAGAAGCTAGTGCGGTCTGAACCTACCAACGCCATCCAACCATTCTTACAACAATTATAATAAACATCTCTGGTTTGATCTCCCGAATCGCAGAAAACGCACTTCGATTCCACCCCGAACTCCTCTGCCTTGGCTTGAATGTCTCCCCAAGTCTCAAGCCTTCCAGCCCACACAAGCCTAGAGCGTCCCTCTAAATCCCAAGCCCTAACAACGCACCAAGCGTGAAAGCCCCCCGCCTCTTGAATATCGCACGACATAATCAGCTTTTCATTAACTCTGACCTCGCCCATCTTGTAATCGCCAGCTACAATCTCCATCTTCTCGCTTTCGTGTTCCATCCAAGGCTCGGCAAGAACTCGGTTCACAAAGTCTTGTAGCCCTATGATTCCATTGTGCTTATCTTGCAGAAACTTCACCGCCAAACTTCCGAAGCTAACCCAAGGGGCATATAGGCCGTTCAAATGATAAGAGCGTCTGGCTGGTTCTCCCTTTAGATTGGTTGCTCTCCACTCGCCCTCTCTCAACATCTTGGTTTTCTGTCCGTCTGTAATCTTTTCTTTGCACTCCTCGCACTCGTAGTGGGTCGAGGATTTAACTAGCTTATAGTCATAAACCCCATCCTCAATCTTTGCCGTCTCGTCCCACTTCACTTGTCCCCATACTAGCTTTTGCTTGTGCCCACAATGAGGACAAGGCACGAAGTAGAAACGCATATCCCCCTTTTGCCACTCGCTCCAAATGATTGAGTCGGCAGTTGTTGGGGTGCTGGTTGCTATGATGAGATGGTTTGGGTAGGTGCTGACTCTGGCCTCTGCGAGTTGTACTGGGTTCGCTTCTCGCCCAGACCCTGCTTGCTCTGGGAACTTGTCCACCTCATCCATACATAGCAAAGCAATCGAGCGACTGGAAAGAGCCGAGGGGCTAGTGCCAGCCCACCAGACCGAGCATCGCTTGAAGTGTTGCTCTAGGATTTTGATTTTGTCGGTGTTGTCTGGCTTTTCTTTGGCTAGGGCTGGGCAGTCGTCAATCATTGGCAACCACCTAGTTTCTGTAAAAGACCTAGCCAAATGTTCGCTAGGCATCACCCACAATGCGGGACAAGGTCTCTCTGCTATTCGATACGCTAGGCCAGCTAGAATCGTTGTGGTCTTGCTTGTTTGTGCCCCCCATACCAAAACCACCCTACGAATCGAATCATCGCCAAAAGCCTCTAGGGGTTCACGGACATAGGGCGTGAGCGTTGTCGAGTACGCACCGGGTATGTTCGTTACTCTTGCGGAAAGCGTGAGGTTTTTCTCTGCCCACTCTGGGATTGAGAGTTGTTCCCTTGGCTCAAACAACAGACGAGCAAAGTTCTTGACCTCATCAATCTGGTTCATCTCTTAACCAGATAATCTTTCGCATACGCCCAAGCTGGGTTCATATGGATTTGATGATGGCACTCGAAGCACACCGCCAAGAAAAACTCCACCTCGTTCAGCCTATCCCCAAACCTTCCTCGCCTATGGTGAACTTGGCTCGCCATCTTGCACTTGCAGACTTGGCAGACTGGATTGTTGGTTAGAAACTTCTCTCGGACATCTTTATAGACTTCGTTCTGGCCTTTTCTCTTTGCAGATACTCGGCGTAGTTTCCCGCCTCGCTTGAGTGGGGTTTTGCGTTTAAGTGCAGAGCGTTTCATCGATCAAAGAATGGAACATCGTGGGCACATAAATCCCTAAACTCTGGTATTTGCATAAGGGTTTTGTGAAGTGCGATTGGGTCTGCTTTGTCCCTAACAACTGCGTGATGAAAGTGAACCATCCAGTATCTTCCAACGCCCTGCCTTGTCTTTGGGTAGTTTTTGAAGCAACACCCTACGCACATAGAAAAGCCATATTTGCTTTCAAAGTTTTTGAGTTGCCCTTTGGCGGGAATAAAAAGCGTTGAGTAGCTAGAGTTCCGGCAGTAGGCCAACGCTATTCTTGTAGGCTTTGTGGTTTTCATCGGTCAAGGAATGGAAGCACTATGCCAAGGATTGCGATTGCTACCAGCAAAACAATGAAGCACTCGTTCATTTGAATGCTCCTTCTGCTTTCTGAATCGTAACAAAGATTTGATCAATGCCCTCTTGAATAGCCCTTTTAGCACATTCTGGGTCACTGGGATTTGCTCTTGCGGCCAAGCTCGAAGGCATAGCGTCCATTAGGTTTCTAATTGCTCCTAGCCATTTGCCGAACACTTCTCGCACCTCGTCCATTCTCACCAGCACTCTAGTTACTTCCTCGAATCGAGCGTGTTCCATTTCGGCTTCTGCGACTCGCTTTTTTGCTTCGCCCCATCCTTGAACGGCGGCTCGCATAGCTACTGGCGAGTTCTCTTTGTAAGATCGCATCACCAACGAGTAGGCAACCATTTCTGCCCTCTTCGCACGATGTAATCTCCCAAGTGGCGTTTGCGACTTGAGTGATTCTATGTCCGAGTCGTCGGATGTCTCGGAGGAGTTCTTCGATGCTGACAAGATTGGTTGCAATCGACTTGGATTTTTTTGATTTGCTAACTTCCAACGCTCGGCATCGCTCACGCTTGTAAGTGGCATTCCCGCCTTTACCATTTTTGAAATTTGGCCTTTGTCCATTCCCCACTTCTGAACTAAATCTATTTGCCGTATCATTCATTATAGAGGTTTGCCACAAGCCTCACACTTTTCTCCGCTGGCCTTGCTCTCCTCCTCTGGTGCAGTTGCTTCCATCATCTCGGCTATTTCTAGCTCTCCAAACCCAGTTATGTCCAGATCAATCTCGCCAGTATCCAATCCTTCAAAAATATCTTTTAACAAAGGAATATCAAACTCACCACTCAGCTTGTTTAATGCGATATTGGCCGCCCTCTCCTTTTGCTCGTCCAACCATATTGCCCACACTTCCACTTCTTCTTTTCCGAGAGCTTGATAGCACTTTAATCTTTGATGGCCTCCAACGATATTCCCAGTTTTTGCATTCCAAGTGATAGGTTGCAGATTGCCAAGTTCCGCAAGGCTCTTGGTCAATCGACCCAACGCATCGCTAGTAATTTTTCTTGGATTATACGATGACGGCAAAAGCTCGGTTAGTGGCTTGGTGAGCAGGCAAGGGTATTTCATTTTAATTTCTTAACTTATCTATGTTGATGTAAATGTTCAAGTTACAACTCGTACAAGAAATTTGCGGTGCGGAACCAGATCGGAAGAGCACACGTCTGAACTCCAGTCACCGATGTATCTCGTATGCCGTCTTCTGCTTGAAAAAAAAAA